ATGCTAAAATAGATGATCTAATCATCAGCAACAAGATCACCCATTCTCCAGCCGAGACGTCTGACCCCTTGCAACCTTTGGCAATTGGCGCAAACAGTTTTTAAGTTAGAACTAGCAGTATTACGCATGTCACCATCTACAAAGAATACATCTAGTTGAGCCTGACTTTGTGCTTTAAAACCACAGAGCTCACACTTTTTATTTTTTTTGTAACCTGATCTTTGAAGAGGAGTCACTCCTCCAATTTTCTTTCCTGATCTTTTTCTAATGCAAGTGTCACAATGGCTTCTCCAATAAACCCTGCCGTATCGCTTATAAGCGTATGCCCTGGGTTTTGACTTACATAATTTACATAATGGTCTGTCTTTATACCGCATAACAGTATTTACGTTCCCTATATAGGCACCTAGAAAATGGTAAATTATGTCAACAAAACCGTACGATCTAATAAATAACTCTAGTATACGTACAACTTGCAAGGAGAATACGAAAAATGGCAACATTAACATCACCAGGAGTAGAGGTTTCAGTAATAAATGAAAGTTTCTACGTACCATCAGATGCTGGTACTACACCACTATTCATAGTAGCATCATCACAGGACAAGCAAAATGGAGCAGGAGACGGCACTGCATCAGGAACAACAACTGCAAATGCTAACACTGCGTTTTTAATATCGTCTCAAAGAGAATTAACAGAGACTTTTGGAGACCCAAAATTTTACACAGACGCTTCAGGAAATCCTTTACACGGATATGAATTAAACGAATACGGACTACAAGCGGCGTACAGCTTCTTAGGAGTTGCCAACAGAGCATTCGTACTAAGAGCTAACGTTAACACATCTGAATTAGTTGGAAGTGCAAATCCTCCAACAGCAAGACCGGCAGATGGAACATATTGGTTTGACCTTGCATCAAGCTCTTATGGTTTATTTGAATGGTCGCAGACTAATCAAACTTTTACAGCAATAACTCCAATATTGATCACTTCTGTTTCTGACCTGGTAGGAAACGTGTCAACTGGTGTTCCAAAACAAAACGTTGGAAACATTGGAAGTTATGCAATTAACACCACACATGTTACAAATAAAATTTACAAGAAAAATGCAAGTAATACATGGAACCATGTAGGATCAAGTGCATGGCACGCCGCGTTACCGATTATTACAGTCGCTTCAGGCACAACTGTAACAGACGGCAAAACAATGGTGCTAAATGATGTTACAATCACGGTTTCTGGAACAGCATTATCTAACGTTGCAACTGCAATTGGTGCAAACGTGACCAACGTATCAGCTAGTGTCAACTCCGTAACAGGTAACCTAGAAATTTTCCACAATGGTCAATTTGCAGGTGACTCAACAGGCGGTGCAGGAACAATAAGATTCAACGAGGGTACAGGCCTATTAGGTGAACTAGGAATCACTACAGGAGTTTACAACGGTCCTAAATTCCTACAAGCGGCACACACTGCTAGACCAACTTGGAAGACTGCAGACGAAAACAGACCTAACGGTTCTGTTTGGTTCAAGACAACATCTGCAAATTCAGGTGCTAATATTGTATCAAAACTTTATAGTGCGGCAGATGGAGCATTTTCAACAGTGGCTTCACCACTTCACGCTACAAACCATTCAGCTATCTTTAATTTAGATGCCGCTGGGGGAGGAGCAAATTTATCAGCAGGTGCATTATACACTCAGTTCAACGTGACTGAAGAGAGTATGACAGCAAATGACTTAGGCGGAGCAGACACTACAAACAATGTTGGTGACTTCCAAATATTCAGATACGAGGGCGGAGAAACAATAATCAACTCTAAAACTACGTTCCCAAGTTTCACAGCAGGAGAAACATTCTCAGTGCAGGAATCAATTAAGAACCAAGAAGCATTGGATACTGCAAAAACAGTTACAATGATCTCTGGAGATGGCTCAACACTGGGTGATGCAGATGACTTTGTTACTGCGTTCTCAACAGCCAACTTTACGAACTTAGAAGCATCAGTGATCACTTCAGGTGATTTCAAAGGTGCTATAAGCATTAAACACAAACTTGGTGGTGAATTCAGAATGGTGGATACGTCAGGTACTCCATTAGCTGATGCAGGTTTCAGTACTACAACTGCACACAGCTACGGTTCATTCACAGCAAATAGCACAACGTTGATTGACAACTTGTATGATGCTCCAACAGGAGAATCATTAGACTCATCAGCCAACAATGCTATTGTGGCAACAAACTTTAAAAGATTAAGCTACACTGCTTCATTGAGCGAACCAACAAGTGAACCAGCAGATGGTACATTATGGTATGACACGTCAATCGACGAAGCTGACATCATGGTACACAATGGAACAACTTTCGTTGGATACAGAACAGCTTATTCAACTACAGATCCAAATGGTCCACAGTTCAGTGCTACAGCGCCGACTACGCAGTCAGATGGAACGCCATTAGTAAACAATGATTTATGGATTGATACAAGTGACCTTGAGAACTATCCAAAACTTTATAGATATAATACAGCGGCCACTTTGACTTCGACAAACACTTCGAATCAAGTAGCAGTGACTACAACAGGTGCGGCATTCGAACTTGTTGACAAAACAGACCAAACCACAGAAGACGGTATTGTATTTGCAGATGCTAGATTACAAACAACGGCAGAAAAAGCCGACTCAACTGATGCAAACACGGCCGGTCCTTTCAGTTCAATTAAGGATTTATTAAGTGATGGATTCTTAGACCCAGATGCACCGGATCCAACTTTATTTCCTCAAGGTATATTGCTTTGGAACACAAGAAGAAGTGGTTACAATGTTAAGGAATACAAAAACAATTACATTACAACTACAAAATATCCAGGAAGCGGATCAACAGGTTTAGGTAACATCAGAGCAAGTAATGAAGCAGTTGGTGGTTACTATCCAGACAGATGGGTAACTAAATCGGCAAACAACGCTGATGGTTCAGGATGTTTTGGAAGAAAATCTCAGAGAAAAGTTATTGTTCAACAACTTAAATCAGAGATAGACACGAACCAAGCAATTAGAGAAGACCAAAGAGGTTACAACGTAATTGCTGTTCCTGGTTATCCTGAATTGATTGCAAACATGATCAACCTAAACACTGACAGAAATAACACAGCGTTTGTTGTTGGAGACACTCCTTTAAGATTAGAAGGGACTGCAACATCTATTACAAACTATGCAAACAACACAGCCGGAGCACTAGACAATGGTGAAGATGGCCTTGTTAGTTCAAGTGATCATCTAGGAGTATTTTATCCATCAGGATTAACAACTGACAACACAGGAAAACAAATTGTTGTTCCACCATCACACATGATGTTGAGGGTGTTAGCAAACAATGATAATATCGCTTTCCCATGGTTTGCTCCATCAGGAACTAGAAGAGGTGTTGTTGATAACGCTACATCGGTTGGATTTATAAATTCAAGTAGCGGTGAGTTTGAAGCAATATCTGTGACGGAGTCAGTGAGAGATTCAATGCATGAAGTTAAGATCAATCCGATCACATTCTTTAGTGGAGCAGGTATTGTGAACTTTGGTAACCTAACTAAAACATCAGCAAGTTCGGCACTAGATAGAATAAACGTTTCAAGATTAGCAGTGTTCCTAAGAACACAATTAGATGCAATCGCAAAACCGTTCATATTTGAGCCGAACGATGAGTTGACTAGAAATGAAATCAAACAAGCGGTTGAATCATTCTTGTTAGAACTTGTTGGCCAAAGGGCATTGTTTGACTTCTTGGTAGTATGTGATGACACAAATAACACACCTACAAGGATCGACAGAAACGAACTGTATGTAGATATAGCAATCGAGCCAGTTAAATCAGTTGAATTTATTTACATACCATTAAGAATCAAAAACACAGGAGAAATTGCAAAGTTAGGGAACTAATTTTGAATAAATAGGAGAAACAGATGGCAATATCAACTTTATCAAAATTTACAGTACCTTTAGCAAACGATCAAAGTTCAGCATCACAAGGCTTGTTGATGCCAAAACTACAATATCGTTTTAGAGCGATACTGGAAAATTTTGGAGTATCAACACCAAGATCAGAACTAACAAAACAAGTTATTGATATAACAAGACCTAACTTGACTTTTGATAACGTGACACTAGATGTTTACAACTCAAAAGTTTATGTTGCAGGTAAACACACTTGGGATCCAATAACAATCAACCTAAGAGATGACGTGAACAACTCTGTCACTAAACTTGTTGGTGAACAAATTCAGAAACAATTTGATTTCTTTGAACAAAGTTCAGCGGCATCGGGTATTGATTACAAATTCACTGCAAGAATTGAAATGCTAGACGGTGGTAACGGAGCAAGTGCACCAAATGTATTAGAAACATTTGAATTATATGGTGCTTACATTGAGAACGTTAACTACAACACACTAGCATATGCAACATCAGATCCGGCTACAATTACTATGTCAGTGAGATATGACAACGCAATCCAAACTCCACAAGGAACAGGAATCGGCACAGCGGTATCTAGAACAATCGGTACGTTAAGTACAGGTGGTGGACAGTAATAAACAAAATTAAGTTAGCAATTATAACAAGAAAAGCGTCTTTATAGGCGCTTTTTTTGTGACTATAAATAAGAGTATGCCAAGCATTAATAATTTACTACAAGGTTTCCAGGACGGCTTACCTGGCATGAAGGACTACGCACACGCATCTCGATTGTATCTAGACGACAATTTCAAGCTGATGCCGAAACAAAAGTTCTTGTTTCATGTTGTGTTCAATTTAGACGAAGAGCTTTTTCAAACAAAATTTGCGGCAAACGAAAGGCTAGAATTAAACATGCTGGTTAAAGCATGTGACCTACCAAAATATGACCTGAGTGTTGAAGAAAAAATTCAGTACAACAAAAAAATGTATGCCACAACTAGGATAGCATATGAACCTGTTAACATTACATTCCATGACGACCATGCAGATACAGTAAACGCATTTTGGAAGAAATATTATGAATATAACATAGCAGATTCAATCGGGATGAACAATGATCTAACAATTTCCGATACTAAAGATGACTACTATGATGGCATCAAAAAAAGAAGAACCACTAAATTTGGATTAGACACACCAAAGATAAGACGAAGACCATATATCAGAGGAATAGAAATCTTTGTACTTCACAAACAAAGATTTACGTCAATGACTCTGGTGAATCCTGTGATAGGATCATTTTCACACGATAACTTAGATCAGGCGGACGGTGCAGGAGTAATGAATAACACAATGCAGATATTGTACGAAACAGTAATTTACAAATCAGGTATTGTTAATAAAAACAACATACCAGGTTTTGCAACTATACACTATGACAATGAACCAAGTCCATTGACTGTCCTAGGTGGCGGAACCAACAGTGTGTTTGGACCTGGTGGCGTTGTAGACGGCATAGGTTCTGTAATTAAAAATGTGCAGTCGGGAAATATCCTTGGTGCTATTCTAACCGCATCCAATACCTATAATAATGCAAAGAAAATTAAGAAAAAAGATGTCAAAGAAGAATTAAAAGGCATAGCAAAAAAAGGTGTACTAGAAGTTGGTAAACAGGCAGGTACAATAACAAACCCTGTTGCCCAGTTTTCGGTTGGTGCGGCTATTGTTGCAGGCACAGTCTTAGCATCAGCAAAAGGCACGGCTGACAATAAGGACCAGTCTAATAATACAGTGGTCACAAATGCAAATCCAGACACAGCGAATATTTTGACATCGGATGAGTCATTTAATCTCGTATCAAATGATGAAAATATAAGAAATCAAATAGCGGCAGGCATATACTATAAAGATATCGGATCACGGAAAAATTTAAGCATAGCCGAATCCGATGTTGAATATACAGGCTCAAGTGACACTATCAAAACTGTATATACAAACAAAGCAATAACAGATATCCGAAAATTAGTTACAGAAGGATACATTAAAATTGAAAGACAAACACAAAACGTTGAGATTGCAACAGAGAAAGCAACACTATAATGACTGAAGTTTACACTAACTTACCACCAAAGCAGAAAGATGGTCTCGATAAAACAATAGAAAAATTAAAAACTAATACTTACGAGCAAGAGTTTGAGTTTAACGTTGGTGAGTATGATGCTACAATAGCTTTTTTTGTCAAGCGTGGATTCAAGAGAAGTTCGGCTGAGGCAACTGCGTATGCAATACTTTCACAGGCTAAAATAGACAACATTAAGCCGCAAGAAATATTAGATCAATTGACCTTTGCTAACCCGGCCTTATTATCTGAATTAATTACAATAATATTAAATGCCAACAGATACAAGTCAAGTAGGTTAGGCGTTAGGAAAACGCTGGCAACTAAAGAAACGGTATCTAGAAACATCATAGACTAATGTTACCTAGATTTGCAAGGGGAAAGTTCATTCCTAAAAACCAAGCCAAGTATGTGGGGACGAAAACCCCGACTTATAGGTCAAGTTGGGAACACGCATTTATGAGGCTATGCGATGAACATCCTAATGTGTACCAGTGGGCCTCTGAATCGATAAAAATTCCTTATAGACATCCTTTCACAGGAAAATACACTGTTTATGTTCCTGACTTTTTCATAATTTACCAAGATAAAAATGGAAAGAAACATGCAGAAATGGTCGAAGTAAAGCCGGCATCACAGACCACTATGGAATACGCAGGAAAAAGTACAGCCAAAAAAAAACAGGTGGTGATTAATATGGCAAAGTGGGAAGCCGCTTCTGCCTATGCTAAACAAAGAAAAATAAAATTTAGGGTAGTGTCAGAAGAACAGTTGTTTCAC